CTGGAAGCTGTTGCCAATCGCTGACATAGGAGATCCTTGCGGGACAACCTTCCACGATGACAAGAGATCATAGATCTCGTCTTCAGACATCGGGCTAGCATACTTTGCCTCGATGCAGGCAAACTCGCGGGCGAGTCGACGGTGCATGTCACTCGGTGTAGCCTCGTGCAAGTTTCCTTGCAAGTCCTTTAGTGCATACTTGTCAACAAACACAGATGCTGCAAGTTCGTCTCCGCCGAAATACTCAAGCGATGCTGCGTACGCTTCGTCTCTACTGTACTGTGTCATCTCGACTCCCTTGATGGTCTCATAACTATACTCCAATTTCGTCTCAAGAAGCTAGAGGACTCTTGAATTCTGACTTCAGTTCTTTCCACTTGGCTTTCAGTGCCTGCTTCTGTACATCTTCGTCTGATGCTTGTACCGCGTCTGGAGAGTCCGACTCTCCAGTTATCTCGAACTTACTGCGAGCTGTGTTAATCTTCATGGGATACACAAGTCCATCCCTTCCCGCTCTGTTCTTCGCGATGTAGAGGCGACCCCAACCTCCGGACTTCTCATGTGGACGCCTTGAGACGGATACGATGAGATCGCAGATCATTGCCTTACCATAAGCTTCAGACATGTTCGTCATGTCGATGACCTCAGCATTGGCTCCTTCCTTGTTGGACTGTGACGCTGTCCAGATGGGAACCCCAAGATCCATTGCAAGACCACGAAGTTCCTCGTAGACTAGCTTGAGTTCGTGGCGCAGAGAGTCAAACTGCCTCGTAGACCGCATGATGTCTGCGTAGTCGATGATAATGATGTCTGGTTTGAATCCCTTTAGGTCAAGGCGTTCGATGTGTGATCTAATGGTATAGATGGACGCTGTATTTGTCGGGTATTCCTTGATGTAGAGGCGTCCTAGACGGTTCTCTTCATAGAACTTCTTCACCTCTTCTTTACGATCCATCACCTCGTTCGAGTCCATATCACAGAGGTTAGAATCGTATCGAATACCGACCGACGTCTCTGACAGCTCGAAGGTATAATGCAGAACGTTCTTGCCTTCACGTAGGGAGTTGGCCCCAATCATTGTAAGCCAGTGCGACTTACCGGAACCAGATGCACCTACGACACAGAGAAGTTCTCCCTTACCGCTGCCTCCGTTGAGAATCTCTTTCTTATCCAGCTCAGGTAGACGAGTTGGAATGGTATCTCTCTTCAACTTCGTGAAGCGAGCGTCCATCTCATTGAAGAAGTCGTGTCCGACAGACGGAGCTGTACCGACCTGAACAGCTTTCTTAATCGTTTCAACGATTGACTCGTATTTTCCATCCTGCATCTGGTCGACAGCAGACTCGAGAGCCTTCTTGAGTGCCTGCTTCCTACAGAACTCAAGCGCCTTATCCTTGACATACTGGAGATCTCCCGGGTCTGGATTTGCCCTCATGCGCTGAAGGTATTCAACGATCTGATCTCTGAGAATGATATCAGTTCCTGTCTTTAGATCGTCTCGAATGATCGTGACGAGAAGCTGAAGCGTCGGGAAGACCTTGTATTTCTTCGAGTACGAGAAGTAGCGGTCGGCCAAAAATTTGAGATAGTTTAGCTCGAAATAGGAGATGTCAACCACCTCCATCATCTGCTCAGCAAATTTATTGTCGACAAGAAATGCCTGACAGAGCTTTTCTTGAAAAGATTTGCCAAACTGGCCGAACGACACACCGGTTGATTTTGACTGCTCATTTTCTAGCATTAGACTTTTGGCTCCGTTGCGTTTCGTAGACCTTCAATGCAGCTTAAATCGTAGAAGAAGGACTCAGCATCGAAGTCTGATATGCCCTCTTTGATCAGTGCTCTCAGTAAGCCCATCCTATTTACAGCGGGTTGAAATGTATCCACAGCATGTTCAACTCGCTTCGCCTGATCAGGTGACAGCATGCTGCCGTCGAGATGGACAAGCTGCCAGTTACGCCTGACGTCCGACTCAGACTCGACAACACGTCTGTAGATAGTGCTCTCAGCGATGTGCGACGAAGAGAAGTCGAAGATGTCTTGGAGGATCAAAGTGTCGTCACTCCCCAGCATCGGGAACTTCTTCGCCACAGTCTTGAATCCTATACCTTTGACGCCTGGAATGTTGTCGGAGTCGTCCCCGCAGAGACACTTAGCGAGTGCAAAGTTGTGAGACTTCACACGAAACTCCTCGAAGAGGTCCTCGCGTGTGACGAATCGCTTCTTGTAGAGAGAGTAGATCTTCGTCTTCTCGTCAAGCAGTTGGTACATATCCTTGTCAGCTGACACGATGACCCGCTCTCTGTCTCTAAGCGGTCCTCTACAGAGGTGTGCAACGATGTCGTCACCCTCACAGTCAGAGACGTAGACCTGACACACGGGCACGAACTTCAACATGCCGATGAGTGAGATCAGCTGATGTTGCTTGTTCTCTTCTGTGTCGGGAATGTCGTCACCATAGAAGCGGTTGAGCTTGGCCGGCTTTCTATTCGCTTTGTATTCCGGGTACAGCTTCCTTCTCCGTTGTGAGCCGCCACCTTCCCAAGAGACATAGACTTGCGAGGGACGAAACTCTCTGCAGAGCCGCTGCAGCGACTTTAGAAAACCGACACAGCCTCCCATCTGATATCCGTGAGAAGACATCTGAGGGAAGGCTGCCCAAGAACGAACAAACATGTTCATTCCATCGATTATGAAAACGGGACGCTCACCTGACATGCTCATAAACTACAGCACACCAGGTGAGCAGTACACATCACAGGATCTGTGAAGCAATGAGACAACCACGTGCGACGGCGTGCAGTGGATCAGCTGCATGCCTCACCTCTTTCACCGTCAGTGGAAACCCATTATCCTCCAGTTTCTTCTTGAAGACGTCTACGAATCCCTTTGGTTTTGAAGTACCGCCGGCTACAACGACAGGCAGTGGGTCCTTAAACTTCGGGAGAGACTTGTGACCGTCAAGATTGACTGCTAGAGTCTTCGTAGTGTAGTCGATGAGACGATCGTAGTAGGTCGCAACGGCAGCAAGAATCTGGTTGTCGTTCGGTTGACCCACAGTAAAATCGCCATGCTCCTTCTCTGCTTGCACGACAGAGTCGGTCTCGCCGGTCGCTACGGCAGCCATGCGATCGACCCAGTCGCCCGACTTGGTTGTCGAGAACGTCAAGACGGGCTCACCGTTGAGCATCACACAGACGTTGACCATGCCGGCTCCCCAGGAGAGAGCAACGCCCGTATAGTCGTCGTCGGCTAGCTCAGAGTAGCAGAGAGCCTCAGCTTCGTTGATCGCTCGAGGTGCATAGCCGCATTCCTCGAGAACCTTCTTGACGACGTCCTCGTGGTAGCCTACGTCGAAGTCCTGATCGTCTTGATCGATGGGCTGAGCGGGAATGCAGAAGACGAGCTTCTCTCCTTTCTTCGAAGCCTTTCCTGCAACTTCCTTGAGGATGAATGACAAGATGCGGCGGGCGTCCTTCTCCTTGGAAGAGACCACGCCTCTGAACATGGGTCTCTTCGCAGAGTCGTTACGTTCGACTGCCTTCTCGATTGCATCCGCACCGAGGATGACGAATGAACCGTCGGCGTCCTTGACAAACGTCTTACCAGCAAGTCCCTTCTCGATCATCTTTGTGGCGATGGGCGTGGCTGGCTTTATGACGTAGAAAGCGTCTCTAAAATCTTTGTAGTTAACGGCCGTGCCTTCTTCCTCAGATGCGAGGACTATGAAAGACGTGCCGACGTCTAATCCCTTTGACATGTGTTATCCTTTCAATTTCTTGAGCTGAGCGAGTTTATTGCTTGCAGCTCCAATATCGTCTTGTGTAGAGGTAGTCTTACCGAGAGAGGCTCCAGAAGATTGAAGAGCATCATCATCGACCTTCGTCACGTATGTTCTTTCATCGATCTCAACCCTCTTCATTGACTTCTTCTGTGTAGAAGGTGAAAAGAGAGAAGATGCGGAAGCAGCATCTGAACGTGTCAAGATAGACTTCAGAAGATCAATCCTTCCGATGGCATATCCTAAGATGATGCCGCCTAAGAAAGTGTAGAACTCCAACATCAATTACCTCCCGTGCTACCAAAGCCTCCCGTTCCACGGGCCGTCTCTCCGAGCTTTTCTACGACGTTCAGACGACCCTGGAAACATGGTGCGAAAATCAGTTGAGCAATCCTATCGCCCTTTTTGACGGAATATTCCGTCTGACTGTGGTTGATGAGGACGACCTTCACTTCGCCACGATAGTCGGAGTCGATGATGCCGGGAGCGTTGAGAACTGTGACACCGTGCTTCGCTGCTAGACCGCTGCGGGGACAAACTTGTCCGTAGAAGTTCGGCGGAATCTCCAAGAAGATACCCGTAGGAACCATCCTCCACTCCCCTGCCGGGATGGTGATGTCAACAGACGACTGCAGGTCGGCTCCTGCAGAGTCTCTCGTCTGGTATGTCGGCCGGTATTCACCTACAAAGTTGACCCAGGGTGTGATGCTACCGTTACTCATCTGACGTGATCTCCTCTTCTGCGAGCGGCTCGATGGAGCCTGGGTTGACTACGTAGGCGGCTTCTATCGCGATGTCGATGTACTTCTTGTACTTGTCGTCCCGCATTAAGTTGCCGAAGTCTGCCTTGTAGAACTTCTTCTCTGCGAGAACTTCACCCGTCTTCTCATCGGTGACAAGCAGCTCTTTCCAGGCACCATCGCCGCTGATGTTGACCTTGACGCCGTCCTTGGTAACACCCTTGTTCTCCTTGCAGTAGGAGCGTACCTCGTCAAAGATGTACTCGTCTTCGACGATGCCCTTACCGAAGATGATGTCGAACTCCACCTTGCGGAAGGGTGCTGCGACCTTGTTCTTCTTCAGCGTGCAGATCACGTGGATGCCGATGACAGTGCCAGTCTTCGGATCCTTCACCGGGTTGCCGCTGGTGAGTGAGATTCGCACAGAAGAGTGGAAGGGAATCGCCTTACCGCCCGGTGTGGTCGTAGGATCACCGTACATCACGCCGATCTTGTCGCGGATCTGGTTGATACACAGGAGTGTCACGTTGTTCTGACCGATGACGCCTGTGATCTTGCGCATGCCCTTAGAGATGACTCGGGCTTGCAGACCGATCGTGTTGTCCTCGTACTCACCGTCTAGCTCAGCCTTCGGAGAGGTTGCCGCGACGGAGTCCCAGATCACGACGATGGGGACGTTCTTCTCGATGATCTGCTTCGCCTTCGTGATGGTCGACTCGATGATGGAGAACACCTCCTCCGTCATGTGAGAGTCGCAGTACACGAACCTTCGTCGGATGTCGATGCCCATGTCAGCGAGCTTCTGCACCGGTGTGGCATTCTCCGTGTCTACATAGACGACGAGGCCACCCATCTTCTGGGCGATGGCTGCTGCATGGTATGCAAGGTGCGACTTACCGCTAGAAGGCGGGCCGCTGATCTCGATGATGCGTCCTTCCGGATATCCACCGCCTGTGGCGTTACGGATAGCGTAGTTCAGCTGAATGGATCCCGTGTCGATCCACCGCTTGACGATGGTGGGTGCATCCATCTCGGATAGATTGTATGCGACTCGAGTGCCGAACTCCTTGTTGATGTCCTTGATGAGAGACGCCATCATCGTGTCGACGTCGACGTCCTTCTTCGTTGTCTCCCGAGGAACCGATGCGGACTCCTCAGAGTTGTCGAATGCGACTGCTGCTGCTGACTTGTTCTTTGCCATATGAGGTTCCTCAGTTTAAAGGTAGACGTGGAGGAGCCGAGCAGAAGCCCAGCTCCTCCACAGTTACATCAGGCGTCGTCCATCAGCTCGGCGAATGCTGCGTCGAGGTCGTTGGACTTCTTCGCAGGCTTAGCCTCGGCCTTCGGCGCTGGCTTTGCTGCTGGCTTCATGTCAGCTACGAGGTTGTCGAGCTCGTCAGCGGGCGCTGGACCACGGGTGGTCGCCGTCGTCGTCATCGCAGGCGTCTCGTCCTGTGCACCGCCGTTGAGCCAAGAGTTGAGAGCAGCCTCGATCTCCTGGGTGTTCTTGAGACGATACATGTCGTCGATGTTGGGAACCGAGTCGAGCCACTTCTGAGAGACCTCCTCGTCTGCGTGTAGAGGCGACTGCTTGCGGGCAGGGTCGACGGTCGTGTCGTTGAACTGCTTACCCTGAGCCTTCGTGATCGTCACCTTGAGGTCAAAGCCTGTGGTCGGTGAGAGGATGTCACCTACATCCTCATCAAGGAAGAAGCCAAGCATGCGCTGGTAGACTTGCTTGCCGAACGACCAGACGAGAACACCCTTGTCCTCTTGACCGCGGACGACGACTGGGGCGTAGCAACGCATCTTAGGTGCCAGCTTCTTAGCGAGTAGCCTATCGTCTGGCTTACCGCTGCTGTAGAGCTTGCGAATGAGATCGTCGATCGGGTCAGGCTTGCCAAACTGCTTCGGCGACAGGAAGCCCTTCTCGTTTCCGAGATAGTAGAACCACCTCTCAGCGAACGGTTGACCATCAGGTGTGTTCTTCCACGGGAGACAGCGGATCTTGTGCTCACCGAGGTCGGGCTTCCACATTTGGACCGACGACGTCCGCTTCACACCGCTGAGCTCTGCTACACGCTTCTTGATTGCATCTAGGTCGATAGCCATGTTGTACCTTTTCCTATTCCTCTGTAACCGAATAATGACGACCACGTGAAGCAGGATTGCTCACCAGGACCGTCGTTTCTTCGTCCTTGTAACCTACAGTGTGTAGGTGTAACTGTTCACGAGTGCGTGAGACAAAATTTCGTAGATCAAGCCCAGCGAGCGAATCCCTTGCGGTTCTTCTTGCTCTTCTTGCCGGCACCCGGTCCCTTCAAGTCCTCATTCGAGGCACCCAGGGGTCCTGTTACACCGACGATGTTGGCTACTACGTTCACTTCGTCCATCTCCGCCTCCTCTTTTTCAGCCGGATCCGATTTCCTCGTGTCTTTCTTCCCGCGGGGCAAGAGTTGGGTGGGGACGCGTGCATCCCACGCCTCCCGCACCATCTCTCTTACATAGCTTCTGAGAAGATCGCTCACGGCTTATATGTATCACGCTGTCGTAGAATCAGACTTCTCTTGTTTGCAAGAGATCAGATCAGCAGCATGAACGATGTCTGCCAACTGCGGCTCCTTCGTGACAAACGATCTAACTAAGCGTGTGATATAGGAGAGTACGAGTCATGTCACTTATCTTCCTTCTCCTGCTTAGTCTCCTGCTTAGTGGCGATGAGATTGACAAAGTCACACAATGCGTCTTCAGATGAATCTGACACTCGAAACAACCGAAGATGGTTTGATTTAAACCATTTGTCTTGTTCTCTATCAGTTAACCACTTCTTGTGAATGATAACATCTTGCGAAGTTTTATGTTCAGCAATAACTTCGATGTGTCTATTGAGACCATGCCAATACACACCATCAAACTGTATGTATGCATCTAAGCTTTTTACATAGAAGTCAATAGGCCATCGATCATTCACAATAACTTGTCTTTCAACTTCTCCAAATGCGTTAAGGAGAAGATCGTACAACCTATCTTCGGGTTCAGACTTCTTAATCGTTCCTTCACGACGCATCGTGTCTAAGCGCTTCCTATAGGAGGCTGTGCGATCAATTTTTGACATTAGCGTCTGTGATTGAAACACATTCTCGACGCCGTATCTCGTTTTACAAGTTTGATTCTTCGATGCCTTAACTTCCTCGGCCTGACTGACGTTATCGACGTTGTAGTGCGCGATGGTCGTCTGCCGCTTCTTCTCTTTGATCTCAGGCGACTGTGAGGGATGAGAGACACTCCACTTCTCCAAAGATGTTCTTTCTAAAGCGTCACGACATTCTGGCGTACTGAGATATGACGACACGCCATACCGCTTCCTTAAGGTTTCAACTGATTTCTGACGTATATTAGGTGCACTAATAACGAAATCTACGCCATATCGTTCTCTACATGTTGTTATCTTTTTCTGTTGAACTACAGCGGCTTGATTTGGATTGTCTGTGCCATACCTTGCTTGACACGTCTCGATAGTCGCTTTTGCCAAGAGTCCGCCGCGGCGCTGTGATTCGTTCTTGCAATTGACGGAATGAAAATGAAGAGATCTTTGCAAGATAGATTTTGAGTATTTGAGTTCGAAGTTCACCTGACAATGGTCACACTTCAAAATCAAAATCCTCTTTGACTTTCCTTTTTCGGAAGGTCTGACTAAAACATCAATTAACATAGAAGCTAACTATTATGTTGATTGATGTTTTTCTTCTCTAGTTGCTATAAGATCTGCCATGTGAACAGCAACTGCCAAGGTGGGTTCTTTCATCTTATAAGGGGCGTTAGTCTCATCAAAGTGACCGTCATTGAGCTTAATCGCCAGGAACTCTTCCTGAGTCAGCTTCAAGCCGAAGTGTTGGCACAACCACACGCCTCTGTCAGGCACCGTCATGTACTGCATCTTGCGGTTGTGTGTGTACATCTCACCAAGCTTGTCCTGACGCCAGGAATCAGTCTGCGGGAGGTAATAGTCCTGTTCGTGGTCACCCACCTTGCCGAGGTCGTGGAAGAGTGCACCGATGATCAGAGAGTCGCGAGGAATGTCCCAGCTAAAAGCCTTGCAGAGTTTCATCGCGTTGGAGAGGACGCGGAGGGAATGGTCAACTAGTCCACCTGGGACCGCTGCATGATACTCTCGCTTAGAAGAAGCGGGACAAAGAGCGAGCCGCTCTCCGAGATGGTCGACCATGGCTAGCGCTGGTTCTGATCGGTCTCCGATCTTCTCGACGAGCGAACGATACTTGTCGAAGTTTGATGCGATGTCTTCGGGGCTTAAAGTCATGAGGCCACAGTATTACGCTGTGGCCTCGATGTTCAAGACTGAAAGATCTTAGGCTGGTGTGACAGATCTCGGTGGAACACTCACAATCAGATATTCTTTACCTTCTATCTCTACAAGAACGTAGTTCATGCTTAGACTGAGCAAAGTTTCTCCGCCTTCGTCTCTGGGCATGTCTTCGACACCATACTTGTTGTCAACCACAGTAAATACCGTTCCAACAGGCAATTTTCTAATAGCCCTTGAAGTATTACCTCCAATGCCAGACTTCTGGAGGGGCTCAATGAACTCCAAATCCGTGTCAGCATGGCCTCTTATTACGACAACAAATGGAACTGTTGTTTTCCAAGAGGTGCCAGGAAGCAGATGTGTATCAGTGAAGCTTCGTGAAGGTCTTTTTCCGGCTGAGACACTCTTCGAACGCTCGTCATAGTCAGCTTGAAGCTCAGGAGAAAGCGATTGATATTGACGACCCTTGAAGGCACCTCTCAATGTCTGATCCTTTACTTCTTCCTTAATAATCTGGCGTAGTTGCGATAGACGAATCTTCATGTTGCTGTGTCTCCTGGATTCTAAATATTAGTTCTGGTTGAAAGTTGCAAAAAATCTCGGGAGGCTGCTCTGGGCTTAAAGTCATGAGGCCACAGTGTTACGCTGTGGCCTCGATGTTCAATGAGTGGTTGATTGTTAACGGCGCGCTTCTCTGCCGTCATACGTTTTGAAGAACATCTTTAATGTCTTCTTGGAAGGCAGAGGCGAGGTCCCTAACCTTCATCGAGAGATCAATGATGTTGTCGTATTTTTCATCCAGCCTCTGTGATTCTCACCCTCGTAATGTTCGACATTTGCTTCCATCCAGTCGTTGTATTTTTGTAGCTCGGCGAGTAGACTCGCAGCTCCTGGATATTTGATCGCGCCGGTGGGTCGGCCGGCTCGGTGACATTCTTGACTTCTTTCTTGATGATGCGGCGTAGCTGGCTTGTTGTGATTCTCATGTCTGCAGATCTCCTGGTGGCGGCAAATAGGTGACCTGACGACTTGTTGAAAAAAATCACAGCCTGTCGAACTTGAGGGGGAAAGGTTGTTCGTATGTAGGAACAGAGACCGAGGTGCATGCTCCCACGTCTTTCATTCTGTCTCCCCGCACGTCCAGAATGATCGCATCGTGGAGGACGAAGAGTGGCCTGATGCCATCGCTACCGAGTCGAGTCAACAGCGCATCGAAACCCATCATTGAGACATCGACTCCGCTCGACTGT